AGCAGACAAAACAGGTAATAGATGATCTATGGCTATCAGGCCAGATTGATGAGCCTGCAGCAAAAGAATTAGTCAGGGCTTTACAATATGACAGCGATAACTAATTATATATTGATAACTGGCGGGCTATTGGTGGTGGCTGCTATACTCAAAAAGAAAGGACCAGGGGCTTAATCCTGGTCTTTTTCTTTGTTCTCCTGTTTTTCTAATAGATCATTAATACTGTCGGCTTCCTTCATTTCCATTTGGTGCAACTCATAAAAGCCTTCTATCCCTAACTTGCGGGCTTTTTCTCTAGTCAGGTTATTCCAGCGTGTAATATTAACTACCTCCTAAATGACTTTTAATTTTGTGAACTCTGGATTGTGTCCTTTTTGCCAAACCATATGACAATATTCTATGCTATCAGTTTTCCCATCATCAGTAAAACTCATTCTTTTATGATGAACAAAACAATATTTAGGCAAATGCTTATTCCACAAATCAAATCTTTTTTGGCTGCCAAAATAATTTAATCTTAACAGCATTATAACAAAACCACCTTCTTTAACATCATTTAAAGATTTATCAATAATTTTTCTTGCTATATTAAAAGGTGGATTAGTAATAATTATATCAAAAAGACCTTCACAATCTAATTTTAAATAATCATTTTTTATTTCCGCTCTACTGTCTTTTCTTATATCAACAGTTTTTATTTTATTTTTTACGCCAATTTCTTTTAAAGCTGCTGGATAACTCATTGTGTGTTCTTTATCCCCCCCCAGCACAGGGATCTAATATAACCCCGTTTATTTTTTCTATCTTTTGAAATTCATTTAGAAATTTCACAATTTGTTTTATAGGTGTTACATAATAATCAGATTTATGCCTATCGTATCCTCTTAAAGTGCTACTCATTAGCTACCTCCTTTTGCTACCACCTGCAGCAATAAACATTACTATAAAGCATATCATTACTAACCAGCGGGCTATCTCATTAATCATCTTCTGCTTCTACCTTTGCTGCAGCTTCCTCTGCTATCCTATCAATCATATAATTAGGCAGTCCTGGATATTCTTCTCTCAAATCTTCCTTAATTTTTGTAAGGTCCATTAGTCCTCCTTTGCTAACTTCATCAGGTATCGGATCAACGCCCGCTCTCTTTTCTTGAGTTCCTGCCTTCTCTTTGCTAACTTTTTGTATTCTTTCAGCTTGATTACTTTTTTGTTCATTTCCCGTAACCTCCTGATATAATACATCATAATATCCATTAATGTTGTCTATCTGTTCATCAGTAATAACGGTAACCACGGTCCAACCGCTCCAGAGTCCGCTGCTATCAGGAGTCAATACTGAAAACACCAGCTTCTCATTAATTTCCCCTGTAAAAAATAAGTAAAACGATTGTCTATTAATAACATACGGCTTAATTCCCTGCCTTAACTTAGGGAGAAAGCGGGTAGATATATAACCCGCTATCTTATTCTTTTTCCAAAACTTCCCGACTCTTTCAGTCCACCTGCTATGGGCGTGATTGCTTACTCTAATTCTAAACATTACTCGTCCTCCCTGCTGCCAAATAGGCCCCCTTTTCTTGCTTTGATTTTCTCTTTCAAAGATAAATCATATAGAAGAATAAAAACATCTTCTATTCGTCTTTTCATTTCGATTGAGATTTTCTCCAGACTATAACCTTCCTCCCACATCTTAATTACCCTTGGTATTTGTTCCTGCCTCCAACTAAAATCTAATTCTACATCATCTAATAAAGCTATATAGTCATTCTTCATATTTAATTTTTCTGATCTACTTCTGGTTATCTTACTACCTACAATTTTTTCCGCCACTTAAATCACCTTTTTCAAAACGGTATATCAAAATCATCTGCATTAAAGTTATCATCAAATTCCTGGTCTTGTTCTTCTCCTTTCAAAGTTTTTTCTACTCTTTCTTTATGCTGATCTGATACTGACGGCTGCTTTTCCTGATTATTGTTATTTGCAAAATCAAGAAATCTGACATTATCAGCTTTAACCTCTGGATTAATATAAGTGCGGTTATTATTCTCTGATTTTCTTATCTGCAAGGACCCGTCAACCCCTACAAGACGCCCCTTTCCTAAGTGCCTGGCACAGTTTTCAGCTAATCCCCGCCAGGTAACTATATTAATGAAATCTACATCTCTATCGCCGTCCCGATTGGTATAATTTCTTTCACAGGCTATCCGAAAATTGCATACTGGAGTGCCATTTCCTGTATATCTAAGTTCAGGATCTTTTGTCAGCCGGCCAACTAAACAAATTCTATTCAACATCTTCTACATTCCTCCATTTTCCATAATTAGTATCTGCTATGTCCTTAATATCATCTAAAAGTTTATTTAAAACTTCTCTTGGTGCATTTTCTGGTGTATATTCTATCATTTCAGATATACCCTCAAATTCTTTGTCCATTTCTTGGTGTTCCTCTAAAATTTTAGCTTTGACTATTTTATAATCATGTTCCTGCAGCCACTTGTGAAATAAATAAGCCTTACAGTATTCGTGGCAATATTTTTTCGATAAATCTACAGCAATTCCTTCATCAATTCCAACCTGCATAATACATTCTATATCTCTGCAAAATTCTCTACTCTTATATTCAGACATTTTTACCCCTTCCCTGTTAATCTTTTCACTTCTTCTAATATCTCGCCTGGCTGCATATCACTAATATCTATTGTCGCCTTAATTTTCTTTCCGCCCTTCTCATAATTCAATTCTAATATTTCTTTTTTAGTTTTAGCGTGTATCATTCTACTCCCCCTTAATAGCCGTGATTATCCTGCTTAACGCTAAATACTCGCCCAATTCAGCTAAATAAATATCTCCTGGTGCTACTTTAGCTTTTCTTATGAACTGCACTCGCTTATCTTCTCCCACTTCTTTAGTGGCAAAACAAATAACAGTATCTTCTTCAATACCAAATACATCTGTTTGATAGCCAAACTCTATTTTCCAACCTTCATTTTCTAACAATTTTATGTTTTCTTTCTTATCTATTTCTGCTCTTGTCATAAATTCTTGAAACTCATTAACATTATGCAAAGCTACGTCCTCTGTAGTAATTTTAATATTAAACATTAATTTTCCCCCTTAATTTGTTCTTTCAGCCTACTAACTTTCATCTTCAAGTTTTCATAATCCTCTTTTCTGTCCCCACCTATATTATACCTAAGATAATTAACCTTCCTCTCAATATCAGCTAATACTGATAGTTCAGTTTCTGCTTTATTCCTCATTTTCTATCAACTCTGGATTTTCATATTTGTTGCCGATAACCTCTAAATTATCTTCTTCAAAACAATACTCAATAAACCAATGATAAAATTCTGGCAATCCATCTTCACCAACTATTCTATAATCAGCGTTTCCTATACCCCACTCTGCTTTTATGAAATCCCCTTCATATATTTCTTTACCATTTTTATCTTTTAAGCCTGTGTATTGACCTACTGTTTTCATCATTACAGCTTTCTTTCTATTTTTATCGTCAATTATCAAATCATAAAGATAATTATGATGGCCTCTGCTTATATAAGAACCATATATCCATTCTCCATTTTTTTGCCTTTTACCCCTAAATTTAATTTCTCTCATTTTAACCTCCATTCTAATTTCCGCTTTCTGGTTTCATAATTAACCTCCTATCATTTCTTCCAACTCGGGATTGTCATATTTGTTGCCAATAATTTCTAAATCATCTTGTTCAATTAATTCTTTATTTAGATGATATTCGCATTTTTCCCCAATATCATCAAAAAATTTCATTAAAAAACTGCCATTTCTATAAATTATTTCGATATTATAGGTATGTGGTGCAGCCAATATATCTCCTTCATATATTTCTTTGCCATTTTTATCTTTTAAACCGGTTGACTGCATTAATTCTGCCTTTGCTAAACTTTGAATTTCACCAAACTCATTCCACCATATCAAACCTTGTATATCTTTACCATGATATAACATTTCTTTGCTTATATCATTCCAAGCTCTAAATTTAATTTTTTTCACTCTCTACCTCCTTATAAATGAGCTATTAAAGCTATAATAAATATCAAACCTGCAATTCCTAATGGTATCCAGGTAGGGGCAAAAACCCACCACCAACTCCAATCAATATAGCCTGTTAATTTTAAAGTTATGAATATCAATTCTAATGCAGATAAATAACCTATTCCTGAACCACTATTATTTTTATTACTCATTCTCTACCTCCTTTTTGTACCTCCTAGTAACTGTCGATACAGCAACACCATATATCTTTGCTATCTCTGTAAAGGTTAAATTCAACTCATTGTGCAGCCTGACTATTTCACTATTAGTGAAAGGCTTTTTACGGCCGCCACTTGCTACTTTATGATCGTGCTGCAAAAATTCAAACGCTTCATCAACTGTTACTTCCTCCAGCACAGCGTATATAAGCAAGATTATGTTAATCCTTCTCTCGTCTGGAAAAGCATAATCTTTCATTTGCTACCTCCTAAAATATATTTTTTAAATTTAACATTGAACAACAATTATTTTCCTCGTCCCACCAAGCACAATTTTCTTTTTCGCATTTATATTCTTTATTGTTTATAATATTGTCAGCATTTATATTTTTATTATTAAATTTAAGTGGACATAATTTCATCTTATCCTCCTTTTTCTTCCTGTATTTTCACCACTTCCTCCAACGCTTCCAGCGGATCTGTTTTATCAGGACAGTAATCACACGGTAAATTATCATACCTTTTGTTATGCTTATAACACCATTCAACAATTCCGACTCCTAAGTCCTTATGAAAATAGTAAGCACAGGGGCGATTAAGTAACGATTTATGGTATAAACAATATTTATTATCACAATTACCTGGTATATGATTGTCGCACCCTGTAATCTCACATATTTTATAACTCATTATCTGACTTCCTTCAAAAATTCTATTGCTTCATCAGCACCTTTGGCAACAGTAGTTAGCCAGCCGTTTTCTTCTAAACTTTTAAGCCATTTCTTTTGGTTATCGCTAACCCTGCCGCCTTTTCTTCTTTTCATTTCTATTGCTATACCATTATATTCTTCTGGTGCTTTGAAAATTAATATATCAGGCACTCCAGATTTAACTCCTAATGCTTTTTGCTTGACATAATACTGCACTTTGCTTTTACTTTCATTCGGTACATGACACCAGTTTAACTCGCCTACTGTATAATCTAAATATTCTGCTATGACTTTTTGTTCATCTTCTTCTAGCGGAGTATTGTTTACCATCTACCACTATCCCCTCCCAGTAATATGTATTTAAAGAAATTTTTAACCTTCTCAAAAAAACCTTCTTCTTTATCTTCTTGAATATGAATAACTCCGAATTTATTTTTTTGTTCTTCAAAAGCCTTTTCTCTATCTTCATAAGCCTGTTTTCTTTCATCACTTAACCTGGCTAATTCAGTTTCAGGTAAATCTGCCTTAGCTTCCTTATACCTTCTCCAGATTGTTGTCCTGCTGCAGCCAAATTCTTTTCCTACTTCCGAATAACTCATACCTGAAATATCAATAGCATTAACAATATATCCCAAATCAGACTTTGAAAACTCAATTTTTTTACCCATTTTTTCCTCCTTCGATTAATTTACCATAGCCATTTCTTAGCTGCTTAAACTTCTTTTTTAGTCCTACGGGCAAGTAATTCTCATTCACCTCTTTATCAGTTATAGCTGCATATTCTTTCTTAAAATCATTTTTCATATAAGATAGTTCTTTATCATCAGCTTTTGCTATAGCTGTCAATCCTCCAACCCCTCTGACTGCTAACTTTGTTCTCTTATCTAAACTATTCATAGCCTTTTCAGTACCGTATAATGCCCCGTGTACTCTTATTGCTCTTAACACCTTATCCCAGGCTTCCCCTGGAAGTAATTTATCACCTGCTTTCAATTTCTCTATTTCCTGGACCACTTCTCCAGCTGTCGGCGGCCAGGTAGGCTTATTAAGAATAAGTTTATCCACTACTGACT